GCCCTGGCTATGATAGCAGCGAGTGTCTCATTCAATCGCTGCAAGGCTTCGGACCCTTTCTGCTTGTATGCAATAGCCTCTGATCGGCCACGAAGCTCCGCCTGTTCTGCCTGCCGCTCATAACCCGCTCGTTGCGCAGCGCCGACATCTCTTTGCGCACTAGCTTGAGCAAGCTTACCTCCTATTGATACTATCGGGCCTATTACTGACATTGCTTCCATGTCTTAACTCCCTACGCTCAAACGGTACTCAAGACCGAGAACAATCATTTCCAACGGAACATTTTGACTAATCGTAATCTGCCCCGTTCCACTATACCCCAGCAAGCCATGCACAGTTTTTATGCCAGTGAAAGGCTCAACGGGCGAATCTAACACATCTTCGCCAAAGTTTCTAAACGAGATCTGCTTGCCATTAATCGTCATATCCTTCGTGCTGTTCACAATAGCATCAACCTGGATAATACGTTTCTTAAAGCCCTGCACAGATCCAGAAGATAGCACCGGCTCCGCAGGCATCGTCCTGGCCGTGACCGTGTAATTCAAACCAACCTGGTAGCTAGACGTAGCAGCAGAGGCAAACGTAACTGTGTAAGGAGATCCTGGGACCGTCTGTTCTGGCTCTAGAACGCCATCTCTAATGATCTGGACTGTCTCCCCCTCAAGATGCTGTAACGTCACTGAGGACGCCGCTCCGCCCTCCTTAGCGCTATCTAGCGTAAGATCAGGGTCAAACTTCTCCAGCATATAGTTGTCAGTGCCATCAATGGTCCGTTTAACGATCACATAAACATCTGCAACCTCAACGCCCACAGCTATAAACTCACCGTCTGTTGTGAACCGGCTTGGCGCAATAACATTCTGACCGACCAGGATAGAGTAAACCGCCATCGATCCGTCAGTACCGTTAACCACAAACAGGCGATCCGATTCATCTGTAGATGCAGCCCTACGCGCCGCCATGTCCACAGGATCTTTTAGCAAGTGAGAGCTTAGTGCCGATATGTTCTGCACCTGATAAGATGCTGTAGTATCGCCAAACTGGAAGACGTTGATAGATTTACCCTGGCGCTGAATAAAGATTGACGCGCCGTTCAGCTCTTCTATTGGAATACCAGACTTTGATCCAAGCCGTGTCTGTGGCCGTACAAAGAAAGTCGAAGGAGTAATTGGCTCATTGGTCCCTTGTAGGATTACAAACTCACCACCGGTTGTGAAGATCCGAAAGTCGTTGCCAGAGAACAAGTTGACAATAGTATTGAGCTGATTGGTGTTGATCGTTGCCTCAACGCTCTCATCGTCAAGTCCAGTACCGGCGTTGAAATCAAAGTAATTGATTACACCAGAACCCCAGATGGTATTTGGCCGAGACTTAGATCCACCAAAATACAACCGGCCCTCATGGAATGCAGCAGACCGAGGCCAGCCGCGAGTGCTGGACCAAACATCTTCGTAACCATGTTCGCTTTCCCAGAAACCAGCAGTAACAGCATCGGTATCAAAGAAATCAACCTCTGTAACGGCCTTCATTACCGTGTCAGAAACATACTCTACATACCGAGCGCGACCAAAAGTGCTTGTGACTTGAGCGTATTCACCGACAGCGGCCTCCGCAAATGCAGAAACTTTATAGCCAGTGGTGTTATTGGGAGCAGTATCCCATGGAGGATAAACAGTCAGCACCTTAGTAGAAGCAACATAGTCCTCAACGTGCCGCGTCTGACCTGATCCAGTACCAGAAGTTAAAGTAATAAACATACCGTTTGGCTGATCGTCAGTGGTGTAGCTTGTTGCTGCCTTGAGAGTGATCGTATTTGAACTTCCAGCCTGTGCCGTACCGTTGTCAGTAGTCATTGACGAAGCTGTGATCGTAATGTTTCCAGTTGTGGCGCTGGGCGTGATCGTAAAGTCTGGCTGATGCGTGTCAAAGGCATAAGCATACTGAGGAAGATTTGTCAGAGGCAAGTTCTCTAGCGTCCAGCTTGTGTCACTGTTGCGCACAAGCCTCTTGGTTTGAAGATCCTCATGGCACAGGATAAGCGTATCAACCGCCTGGGTATAGTTGATATCATCCAGCATAGCGGTAGTGATATCGGTTGCTGTAATATAGTCATTGCCAGATCCGTTGATATTGGTCTGCAAGACACCAGCCTTAAAGACGTAGATCCTCTGAGTGACAAACACCAAGAGGTAACTATCATCAACGCTAAACTCAAAGGGGATTACCTTGAAGTCAGTAAAACTTGATCCAAAGTCATAGATAAACTTCGTACCATCCCGGCGCTTAAAGCCCCCTTGAGGCTGAATGATTACATTCGTAGCTTCCTCAAGAGCGTTCTGATATTGCTGCAAGTCGGTACGAGCACGGATAAGCGGATCAAGCTCACCAACCGAGAAGTTCGTTTGGAACTGCATAATCCGCATTTTAGTATCTCACATCAATAAGAGAATAATCCTCAATGATCTGCGGCGGCTTACCGCGACTATCTATGTTCATTGCCTCACGCATCAAGCCACCACGGTTTGACTCACCGGGTGAGCCATATGCCAAGGCCCGAAAGTAGTCTGACTTGCTAATCTGATCGGTAATTGTAAAGGCTAACTCAGCAGCCAGTGAGGTGCGGAGAAGGCGCACAAAGTAATTTGGCATTTTGCTTTCATCGATTGTACCTTGGTAGTCGATAAAGATCTTCTCGAAATTTGTGTATAGCTGATCGCCGTAAACTTCCCACCCGTACCGGACAGGGTTCTCGCCAATACCAGCGCTTGTAAATAAGGCTAAGACGCCGGAGAGCATATCTCCTGGCATTTGATAGGCATACTTCCACTCATCGATAGGAGCAGTAGACAGCCGATTTAGCTGCACCTTTTTAACGCTCCAACTCCATTGATAGTTTGAAAGCAGCGAGTCACGGAGATCTGGATAAAGTCGATCACAAGCCTGGGCTGAATCAGATCCTTCTGTAAAAGAAGAAATGGGCGATGCGCCCAACAATATCAGAGCATCCGAGCAGATCGAGAGTGAGGTATCACCAGCAGCCATATCGTTCTCCGTAAAGGGTGGAAGGGGCCAGAGTATCCAGCCCCTTCTTTCTTTAGATTACAGCCGTTGTAATGACGCCTGCTGTGTTGGTAGCGACAAGCGTTTGACCGCCATCGCTGCCGTATGTGTAGATCCAATCACCAGTAGTGATAAGAGCTTCAACTGTGTTGAAATAGCCAGAGCCAGCGATAGCAGCTTTGTTGTCTGTAGCAGACTTGTAGCTGTAGATAGCTGGAGCATTGCCGCTTTTAGAAGCGCCAACTGTTGCCCAATTTGCTGTTGCGAATGCCATGTCTTATTCTCCTTATTCAGTGCAAGAAATTTTGACAATGCCTTCGCCGTCAATTGAGACGGAACCAGCAGAGAACATGGAGCTAACCAAGAACGATGTCTTTTCTGGGACATAGTTGACTTCGGTTTTCTGAGCCATCGACTCAGCATAGCCCATCGAATCTTTGTGCCAGGCAAAGCAAGTACGAGTAGAAGGCTTAGGAATGCCGCCTTCGTCACGGTCGCCCATTGTCAAGATATTGAAGCCCATGAATGTGTTGATCTCACCTTGGACAAGAGCTTTGACAGAAGCAAAGTCTTGGCTTGTGATTTCAGTTTCACCGAGCAAAGCATCTAGCTGAGAAGCGTGCATGAGCAAGTTACGGCCTTCAGAAGGTACGTTCTTCTCATTCATAGCTTTCGCAGTAGCGCGGAGCTTTTCGATGTTCATGTTTGTGCCAGCACCACCAATGCTTGTTGCAACAGTAGATGTGCCAGTGGCCGCGTTCAGAGCATCGATCATGATCTGGTCCATGCGCCGAGCAATAGACTTAGATACAACCTGTACCAATTCAGAACGCTCATCAAAGTTGATGTGGGACTGTTGGAAGATGTCTGAGTATTCTGCTGCAATGTAGTCTTCCATTGTCGCAGTTACTTGGCCGTATGTGACGTTAAGTGGAGTAACATCGGTTTGTGGTACGCGGAGCGTAGCTACACCCTTACCGATTGTTGGGAACTTAACAGTATTACCGGCAACGCCGGTGCGGGTCCGCATTGTGCCACGAAGCACAGATTCGGCTTGATACGCTTGTTTGACCTCAGAATCGAAAAGATCAACAAACGCGGTTGAGACGTTAATCGCCATTTGCAAAAACCTCCTTTTGCGTTTCAATTAAACGCTTCCGTTATCCGAGGTTCCGGGCGGTCGCTTGCGCGTTATGGCCGCGCCAACCAGTAGATTACTACATCTAACGGGCCGAGCACGGTTAGCCGTTAAGGCTAAAATACACGCAAGCAATATTTATTGCAAGTCTCTATCACTTCTGCTGAGATTGGAACCACTT